CGAAAGAACATGCGGCGTCTTCGTCGCCTCGGGTGGAAAGTCGTGCGCATCTGGGAACATCAGGTTGAGCAAAATCCCTCCAGATGCGTTGCTAGAGTTCTTCGAGTAGCTGGTAACCGCCGCTGTTTATGACCGGCGCTTCAAGCACAGTTTGCGGGTGGCCGTCGGAGGTGAGCGCCGGCGGGCAGGACGTCTTAGCACCGCGCATCGGGCTACGTAAGGACGTTTTCGAGCCGGGCGGCCGCGCCGGTCATTGAACTTGCCATCCGACTGAAGGCGCCGACGGACCGGTTCGCCACCCCGTTGAAGAGGCTTTGCGCGTAACGGAGATTATTCGGTTTCCCCTCCAGGTCGATCTCAAATGGAGAAACACGCCTTGACCGTTCGGCAGCTACTAGGATGCATCGCGCGCGCTGAAAGCGAGTAGTGGGCCTCTCTTTGTCCTTTTTCCACCATGCTTCTTCAAGTACGCGGCAAGCTGTATACGACGTATACGCCATCCTCGCATAGCGCATCGATTCCTCGACATTGTCACATCGCTCCGCCCGGCGCAGCAACAAGCTGCCGAAACTGCGTAGAATATCAACATCCGTAAAATGCATCTGGACGGCTTCTGCCAGTCGCTCAGCCCTCTCGGGAGATTGGCTTCGTATCGCTGGACCGTTCTTCACCACAGATTGCACGTAGTCATCTCCCTCCATCACGAGTGCATATGCGTGGTCGAGTTCGTTCCAGTCGATCCGGTAGCCGAGCTCGAAAGCGACGCGATCGCGCAACATCGACGCGCTTCGAGCGTCGCCTACAAAGGCTTCCAGGCCCTGAAGGCAATCCCAAGCCTCTCGCAAAAGCGACACGTCCTCGGCTGATCGGGGGCTATCATCCAAATGCCGGATCTTGGTCAAAATCACCTCTGCGAATTGGATACTTAATCTACGACGCTCACCAGCGCGAGGCGCCATCGCAATGGCGTTCCTATACATTGCGATTGCCTCATCGTGATTCCACACATACCTCAAGAAACGCGCTCTAGCTGCGGCAATATGCCAGTTGTCTGGCAGCACCTTGTCAGCGTCGGCAAAGATGCGTGCCACGGCGGTATAATCACTGGTTCCGGAGCCGCCATTCACACGAAAGCCCAAGAGATGCTGACACTGGCATTCAGTCCACGCCAAAGTGACAAAAACCTGAGGGAAGGGCTCGAATTCTCGTCTAAGCCAGTCTAAGCGCTTGAGGCGATCTGCGTAGTATTTCCTCACAACCTTTTGCCTCTCGCGAGGAGGCAACCGTTCCCAATCGACGGCATACTGCGATAGGGCTATCTGCTCGAACGACCAAGCAGCTTCCCATTCCCGCTGGAAGCACCATAGCTCCGTTCTTCCATCTTGAGCCGTGCGACGTGCTTTCCCCCATCCACGATAGGTCGTGATCGCGCTTCGGAGCGCCGGCGGGATCGGTCTTCGGGGTCGCATTACCTCAGATGTCCATTCGCTCATAGCCGCGTCCGGGTCGTCCAAATCCAGCACGCGCAGGTACAAGCGCCAAGCCTCAGCCGTTGGCGCCAGATCTACAGTCCTCGCCAGTAGCCTTTGCGCCTCCGTGAGCAGCTCCTTGCGGGCAAGGAGGTCCTTTGAGGAGCACTTACACGAGGAAACGAGGGCCAGTGATCGCCCCAGTTCAAGCGCCGCCTCCCCATCTTTGCGCGCCAATGCTGCATCCACTTCGGCTTGTCGACAGCGCAGAAGTGCGAGCGCGCGACATGCTGCTGAGTGCTGCGCCTCGGAGTCGGCTTCGCGTTCGGCACAAAAGCGCCAGAGGGCCGACGCGCTAGTGGACACCGCTAGTGGCCAGGACCGATCATCGGATTGCCTAAGCGAGTCTGCAACACGATCCTCAGCTGCCTGAGTAATTTGGAGTCGATTGTGCCGCTCGCCGACTTCATCGAGCAAGCGCCTGACCGAAGAAAGATGCCTGCGAACCCAGGTTGGGTGGCCGTTCGAGGTCGTCAGGCCGTCAGCCGTGGCATCAGCAGCGGCTCGAAGCGCTGCCCTTCTATCGGCCGAGCCTGCCGCCAGACGTGCCTCGATCGTGGCACATCGTGCCCTGAGCCACATCGAATCGAGCATGCTGTGTAAAGACGACGCGGATGGAAGCTGGTGGATAGCTTGTTTGGCAAAGTGCAGATAATCGCGTCCTTGAGGGAATTGGCCGATTGCGACACACAACCATGCGCAGTTGAGAAACCAGCTTGCACTCCATTTCACTAGGCCTACGTCGTCGCACGTTTCGTCAATAAGCAACTCGCGGAGTCGCGGTACGAGCATTTCCCGAACGCCGACTATTTCGCTAAACCTTCTGTATCGTCTTGCGGTTACGTAGCCTGCAATGTCTAAGAGTCGCACCTCGGTGCTCGACAGTGAGTCGGCGTTGTCCGCCACGCGAATCGCCGACGATAGAAGGGCGAACATAGCAGTTGTGTCCTGTTCAAAGCGAGTGGCCACCGCGAGCTGACCCAACAACGGCTGAAGGACATCGCCCGAAGAGATCGGAACGGAGCGTTGCGCGAATCCCACCGCGTCATCCCGAGCGACTGGGTAGATAACGTCATCGACGGCCTCGATAGCGAGAAAGCCGATCAATCGATCGCGTAGAACGACGGCGCCCGGGGCCGCTCGTTCCAGCCATGCCACGGCCTCTTCGACGCCCACCATGGGCCCTGACTCGGAGTTCGCGCCGCGACTTGCGATCAGAAGTAGGCGATCCACACCATCGGCGAGCAACCTTTCGAGTACTGTTCCTTGCTGGCCAGCCAGCCGACCAATGAGTTCCAGACGGAGTACATTTGCAATGGTCTGCGAGAGCAAAAGGGTTCCATCCGAGTTCGCAACTAGAACCTCATTCGAGATCAGAAGGGATGCGAGTTCAGGTTGCAAGACATCATTAATCGACTGGCGCAGTTGTGTTTCCCTGGCAAGGATCGCAAGAACCAGAAGCCAGCCCCGTTGACTGAGCTCAGCAAGTTCGACCGCGCCCTGGGGTAGCCCGATGCGTTCAAGATGGTCCGAAACTTGTTTCGAAATAGAGGAAGCAGCCCATAAAGCGCTAATCACATCGCTCGCGCCAAACTGTTGGCTTTCAGACTTCCGCTGGGTCGTTCGTATTGCCTCAATAACGTCGCCGGGAGTGAACAGCGCGAGCTCGCCTCCCAACATAGCAATCCCCTCAGAAACAACTTGCTCATCTGCCCCAGCATCCACGAACAATGCCTTCGCCTCAATCCATTCGTCGGACGTGAGGTAAGCATCAAGGACGATGGGAGCCTGGATCCGACGCTTGCCCGCCCCGTCGGGCACTGAACCGCTCGCGATCGCGACGATGGCACCGCCAGCCTCAAAGTGAGAAAGTTTCAATACGCGATCCAAATCGCCGCGATGTGCGGGATGCGCCAGCACAGCATCTGCATTGTCGAATACCAGAAGTGGAACTAAGCTGGCAAATCTCTCTGGTATCAACTCATCGAACAAATACGCCTGGCAACGCTCGTCTACGCGTTCGGGATCGTCAAGTAGCTGCATACTTCCGAGTTTGGCACCGAGCATGACGCACAGTCCACGCAGAACCGGCGACGAGCGAGGGCTATGTGCTGCGAGGTCTATGTAGCCTAGGCCAATCGGATAGGAAGACGAGACGATGAATCTCGCGGCCACTTCGGTTGGCCGTTCAGGTTCCGAAAAGAACTTCGCGATCAACGCAGACTTCCCTGAGTTCACGGGGCCCACAATTGGCACGATGTGGTTCGGCCCGAGTCGCGCTTGTAGATCGGCGAGCTGCGCCCGGCGGCCGATAAAATTCCCACGCCACAGCAATTGCTTCGGTGGCGTTTGTGCCAGCGTCCAATTCGGCACAAACAAGCCCGACGGCTCGGGGCGAATTGCGTCGTCAGCTAGCCATTTCTGGAGCGAACTGAAGAGGTCTCTTGCAGTTGATGGACGATCTGCGGGGTCCTTCCGCAGGCACTGTTCGCAAATGTCCGCGAGCAAGCGCGGCACGAATGGAGCTCGTTGCCGGACTGGCTCTGGATTATCTTGCATGATTTTGACCATCAGCAAGTGCTGAGGAGTTTCCTCGAACGGAAGCTCGCCGGTCAACATCCGATAAAGAATGACGCCGAAACTGTAGATGTCGGCGCGATCCAACGCCGTGCTCCCCGCGAGCTGCTCGGGGGCCATATACGCAAGTGTGCCCGCGGCGAGGATGCTCGCACCCGTGGCCAGTTGCGACTTGTGAATGGCTAGGCCAAGGTCGGCCACCCGCGGCGTTCGTTCTGAGTCGAGGAGTATGTTTGATGGCTTAAGATCCCGGTGAATGAGGCGGCCCGTCGTGTGAGCAGTGTGGAGGGCGTCCGCGACCTGCATCAAGATGCGCGCCGTCTCACGATACGGAAGCGTCTCTCCCCGGTCTTTGTACTCGTCCAGAAGCGTTTGCAGAGTCCCCCCTTCGAGATACGGCATAACAGCGAATGGCGTCCCGTCGGGCCAATGAGGCGACCCCGACGTCACCCCGACCCTATAGATTTCGACAATGCCGTGATGGGTAAAGGCTGCTGCTTTCCCCGCCTCGTCCAGGAACCTGTCAGCGAGTTCCCGCCGGGCGATCGGATCCCTGGGAAGAATCGGTACCTTGATGGCAACCTGGCGGTTGGGCTGGACTTCAAGAGCCAAATACACGACTCCGAACGAACCCCGACCAAGCTCTTTGATGATTTCAAAGCAGTCAATACGATGGGCGCGATGATCCGAGTCAGCCTCACTGATCGGAGAACCAGTGGGCGTCAGATCCTGTTGTCGCAGGCGCACATCGGACGTGCTCATTTGAGCACCCTGCAGTGAAGTCAGTCCTCGGTCTCGGCGTCCCAACGGGCCAGGAGGCGGTTCCACTTTCTTCTGACGGTGCTCTCGTCACACCCCAGCTTTGCACCGATCGCGTTGAAGTTAGCTCCCTCGCGACGCATGGACACGATCTCCATTTCGTCGGCCGTCAAACGGGTCAATTCTTCAGCGATGATCAGCGCCTCCAATGGTGCCCCTTGGCTTGCGGGGTCGATGGCGTTCATCAGCGGATCCATTGAATCGTAATGTGCCGTTGCTGACACTGTGGCCTCGCGGCCGACGTCGCGCATTGCTGCCCTATGTTTGTTTGCAGCGTTCTTAACTTTTCGCTCTGCAAAAAGCCGGAGGCGCGGCCAAAGTCCATCGGGATCATCGATCTCTGCGCTGCTCTCAAAAAAGCTCTTGAGGGCATCCTGAACGACATCACTCGTTCCTTCCCGCCTGCGGATACGCGAATTGAGCGTCGCCCGAACGAAGTTTTTCAGCCGCACGAGGTATCGCTCGTTGACTTGCTTGGCGTACTCCGCCCGTAAATCTGACTCGCGAGCCCGTGTGGAACGCGCCCCCGCCTCGTCACCCGCTTGACCCATTGGGAACCTCCGAGCGCAATGCAAAGCCTATTGGCCGGATTTGGGCAGCACGTTTAAGCCCTCAGCGTGTGCCGGAAGTCCTTCTACCGCCACCAGCACTTCATTCTAGCGATCCAGTCGGGCCGCTGAAAGAAAACTTCTGTGCTCGGCCGGTGGCAATCGCGTGGGGCCGCATCTAACGCTTCCGCCGCAATTTCCGGCCTCAGTGCCGCACAGGTTCGCGCCGCGCCGTCATCGCCAGTTTTTTTGGAAGCTACGGTGCCGGATTCAGCCAACTTTGCTGACTACTCGGATATGGCAACGGGTAATCGGCCGCGGCCCACTGAATAGCGGTCACAACGAAATGAGGACACCAGATGAGACGCTCGAACAAATGCAGGGAACTCTGTGCAAATTGCGGTGGCCGCCTGTGGTGGCACCAAGCAGTGGAGGACACGGCGGGGCGGATCTTCTGCGACGCGCGCTGCCGTCGCAGGTTGCTCCGGGACGAGCGCAAGTCGGCTCGCCGGGCGCGGAAACAGTTGGCTGGCGTGTAGCCGGTCGCAAGGAGCGGGCGGCACCCCTCCTGGTGCCGCCCGCCTCCAGGTTTTGTTCGGGGCATCAGGAAGATTTGCCCATTCTGTTTCTGTTGCGCCGCCTCCTATGGAACGGGAGCGGCGAACAAATGATGGAGGTGCTTTGATGCATGATTTCCAAGTTCCACAGGCCGTTCGTGAGCAGGTGGAGAAGGCCGTTCACGCGCTGGAGTTCGTGGCCCGGCGGTTGAACCGGCGGCTCTTCTCGTCTGCTGCCGAGCGCGCTAACGTGCTGCATGACCTTCAGGTCATTCGCACGTTCAACAATCTGAAGAGCGTGACGGTGGAGTACTTGGGGGCGAACCGACACGTGGTGTTCGATCATACGATCGAGTTTTCCCCCAACGCGAACGGCAACGGGAGGTGCGTGGATGCCGGCCGTGGCATCGAGCTACCCCTGTTGCCGCCGAGTCTGATCGTGGAGCACCTGTTCTCGATCTCCTGGTGCGACCGTTCGCAGAGGGACCTCCTCAAGCACCTGTTGAATGTGCCATGGTCGAACAAGGAGGAGCACCCGAAGGCGAGGGGGACCACGATTCGGTCGGTGCACCACGAGAAGATCACGGGTGGGAACAACACCGCGCGGCTACACGTGACCGATCTCGCCCGGCACTTCGGGCGGATCAGCTACGTGGCCGAGGGGCGCGGGTTCGCGTTCGCGAACGATGAGGTTCTCGGCCAGACGGTGTGGTGCCACGTCAGCCATGCTCCGACGGGCTTCAGGTTCCGCGTTGGCGACCGCGTGAGTTTCGTGGTCGTCGACGTTCCGAAGGGACTTCAAGCTCGGGACATTCGCTCGGCCTAGTTGTCTGTCGGCGGAGCCGGCAACTGATCCACGACCGGCAGGGAAAGGACGCACACCCGCCGGTTCCCTTTCAACTTCACCGGAGGTGTTCCATGAAGTGTTCGTCATGTGGTCGGAGAATTCGGCGCATCCGCGTGTGGGGCGGCCGGATTTTGTGCAAGCGGTGCTACTCGTTCTTCTGCCGAAACTTCCGCTTGAACCGGAACGGGCAAAGGCCGCGGAAGTCGAGGGTGCTTCGCTGGATTTTCGGCTAAACCGACGTGCCCGAGAGGCTCAACTAAGCCGCGCCGATGGCGTCGCGTGTCGTCGGCGCGGTTCTTCACTGCCCTTCACACAAAGACGCTGAGGAAATGACAAATGGAAGTGATCGTTGCCATGCTCATGCCTTTGGTGATGCTATTCTTCCTAGGCCGGATGCTGTTGGGCGGCCGGATCTTCGACGTTGCCGCCGGCGTTTTGGTGAGGGACTTGATATGGATCGCCCTGCGCGGAATCGGGGCCATCCTACGGACATGTTTGCTTCTTCCGTTTATCGTGTTGGGTGTACTGGCTTCCAGTTTCGGCGGCCAAGCGCCTTCACGTCGGCGCAGACGAGGGTGGCACCCAGATGGGCGAAGACCAACGCGGCGCAGAGGTCGACGGCGCTGGTAGCTGACGCCCCGTCGTTACTGTCCAACCGGAGTGGGCGTGCGCTCAGCGCATACGCAACACGACTTCAGGCCTGGGATCTTATCGTCCAGTTGGCAGTCGCCATGGATTGCGCAGGCGAAGATCTTGATGCGGGTGCCGGAGGGGCAGGTTATGCAGGGTTCTTGGCGCAGCTCGGGGCCGCGGTGGATGCAGGCCAGGAGTCGGTCGAGCGGAGTGTGCGAGAGGTTTTCCGGGCGCGGGCTGCGGCCGACGGGCAGGCCCTGGGGTGTGGCGATCGGTGGATGCCGAGCCGGATCGCAGTCGTGATCGATGTGGCCGGGGAAGTCGCTAGCGTAGGTGGCGCTAAAGCCGCAGTAGCAGCAGATGGCGGTCTTGGTGTCGGGGAACCACTGCCAGGATGTTGACATTATCTATAGGCTCCAGGTCAGGGTGAGGTTGCCGGAGCCGTAGGTGCCGGTGGCCAGGAACGTGTTGATGCGCCAGGTGCCCGAGACGAGCTCGAGCTTGGCGACCTCGACGACGCCATAGCTGCCTGCTGAGCGCGTCGCGCCGGTTCGATTGACGGTGAGTGTGTTCGTGCCGGTGACCAGGTAGCTCGATGGGAAGGACTGCGTGATCAGGTCGCCGCTGCAATCGCCAAGCGTGCCGCAGTTCTGCGTATTCGATGACTTGGGCGAGGCGCATGGGTCTTCGTTCGCGGCGCCGGTCGCCGGATAGACGCCCGATGGGTACGTCGTGCCGCCGCATGTGCCGCCGACCTGGGTGCCGCAGCAGCGGAACTTGACGCCGCCGGTGGTTTGGAGGGCGCAGTAGGCTGGCAGCGGATCGATGTTGGCGTAATAGCCGCCGCCGCAGGCGCCGTCGGCATGCACGGTCGGCCGGGTGAGCATGTTGCCGTTGAGCACCGCGTCGTGGATCTCGTCGGACCACTTGTTGAAGTTGCAGACGTTGATGGCGACGAATGGTCCGCAGCAGCACTTGGGATCGGTGGTCAGAGCCGGGCTGGTCGTCTTGCGGAGTAGCTTGCTTGTGTTGGCCTTGCGTTTGAGGGCGACCATCAGCACTCCTCGATGCCGATGATGTCGCTGTCGGCCGAGTCGTCGGGCTTGGGGAACGACTTGATCGTCCGCTTGGTCTGCTGCAGCTTCGTCGGGTTGCCTGGGCTGTCGGTCTTGACGTCGGTATCGACCTCGACATCCTCCAGGTCGACGATGTCGCTGTTGCTCGGGCTGTAGGTGGTGCGTGGCAGGACGGGAACGATCACGAAGGTTTCGTAGAGCTTCGTGGGATCGCTGGTGCTGTCGACCGCCACGTTCTGAACGAGATTGATCGTGCTCCATTCCAAGACATCCTCATCCTCGGCGTCGTCCATGCCGGCCACGCCCAGAATCGTTCGCTTGGTCTGCTGGATCTTCGTCGGGTCAAAATCGTCATCCGTCTTTACGTCAATCACGTCTTCGATGGCCTTGTGCTTGATCTGCTCCAAGAGGTACTGGGTGCCTTCACCCGATAAATCCTCCGTCAACAACACGTCGTCGCCGGTCTCGCCGGCCAGGTCGAACAGATTCACGACGGTCAACGGCGTTGCCGGAAGCCCGCCCGCCCCGTCCAGGGCCGCGAGGTTCGTAACTTGGGCCGTGGCATCCGTGTGGGTGAGGTTTGTGTACAGGTTGCCCTTGAAGCGACGGACGCCACTGCCGCCGCCCGACTTGATCGCGTAATAGAGGCTATCGAACGGGTCCTGGTAGACGTGAATCTTGTCCGAGGTGTTGATGTCGACGTCATTGGACCAGTTCGTCGCCGTGACGATTGCGCCCGTCGAGAGCGTGACGCCGCCGCTGGCGCCGGCCGCGATGTTGGCATTGGCTGCGGAATGCCAGATCTTCGTCTGCGACTGACCGCCGGTCTTGATGAGGCAGTAGGTGTCGTCGACCAGGTCTTTGAAGCACAGGCAGCGGTCGCCGGACGAGAGCGCCGTATCGGCGGACCAGTTGACGGCCGTGATCGTTGTGTTGTCGGGCAGAAGCACGCTGCCGCTGCCGCCGGCGGAGATGCCCGCGCCGAGGGTCACGTGGTAGCAGTAGTTCTCCTTGTGATCGAGCTTGACCCACACGTGCCTCAGGCCCAGCCCGGGCGCCGGCATGAGGAGTTCCACCGGGCCTACTTTGCTCGAAACCAGTACGGTAGCGCCGTCCGACGGCACCGCGTGTTTGTGAGCCGTGTCGAGGATAAAGATGTAGGCCAGGCAGACACCGGCGATCTGTGCTGGTCCGATCTCGCCAGCCTTGAGGGGCCGGTTGAGGATTGCGAACCTGCTGCGGACCGGATCGGCAACCGTATTGCCTTCGAACCACGGATGCTCTTCCGAGACGTCCGTGAGCAGGTGCGCCCCGAGTTGGACAAGTTGGCCACGCCCCAGGTCGCCGCCCGTCAGATTGCGAACCTCGACTTGAACGCGGGATTGAGAGCCTTGACGGGAACTGCTGGGCCCCTGCAGCCGACCTTCCTTGTGTGCATTGACGACATCGATCGTGTCGTTGATGTAGCCGGCGTGATGGATCGGCGTTTGCCTGAGCTTCTGGCCAGCGGCGACTTTTTCCCAAGCCATGCTCAGCTCCAGCCGAAGGCGGCAGCGAAATCGACGGGATCATAGACGCGCTCGATGTGCACGCGCTCCGGCTGCACGGCCGGCTTGCCGGACTCGACCTCGTTCTTGAACTCGATCCACAGTAGGTGATGGCCACCCTTGACGATGTTCAGGACGTCACCCACGCGCAGATCGGTGACGTTCTTGCTGGCCACCAGGGAATAGTCGACCGAAGCCTCGGTTTCTGTTCCGTCTTCGCCGGTACTGCCGATGTAGAGCAGCTCGCCGGCCGCGAAGCCGCGGAATGGGGCAGCATTGGTCATCCCGGTGACGCCGGCCAGCGCCCGGGCGTGGCCTTCGTTGATCACGCCGGCGGGGTGCTTGAAGGTGTAGATCAGCTTGAGGGCCGGGATAATAATGTCCGCCCCCTCAACCTTGCCGTCCTTGGTGACACCGATCGCCGCCTTGTGCGGGTCCGCCGGAGCTCCAGGCGGATACGAGCCCATGTGCTCCTTCGCTGCCTTGACGTTGATCGTCGCGCCGGTGGTGTCAAAGCGGAAGGTCGACGAGCCGGTCTCGCGTTTGCGGGGCCCGTAGGGGACGCTGACCACGTATTGCTTGTGGCCGTCAGGGTCGATCTGGACGTTGCCGCGAAAGAGCGTGCCGACGTCGGCGAACACTACCAGCGGCGTGGCACTGAGCGCGTAGGCACGCACGATCCCGTCGTCGTGCTGGCCGCTGGCCTTGTAGCGGTAGGTGACGCTCGGCGGATCGGTGGTCCAGGCCCGCGAGTCGGGACGCTCGTTGAATTCGAACAGCTCAGGCATTACGCGACGACTGCTCCTTCGGCCAGTTTGCGGCGCAGTTCTTTCTGCTCCTCGTATTGCTGGCGGTTGACGGCCCGAATTTCCTCGAGCGTGCGGGCCATACGCTCGACGGGCGAACCGCCGCCGCCCAGGGCCGCAGCGGCGGCTGCGGAGAACGTGACGGCCACCTGGTTGCGCAGGTTGCCAATGTCGGCGGCCCCACCAACACCAGCCGCGCCGGGAACCTCGGCCTCGGCCTGCTGCTGCTTGATCTGAGCGCGAAGTGCATCGAGCTCGGCTTGGGCCTGGGCCAGTGCGTCCTGCGCCCGGCTGGCACCGCCTCCCGTCTGCTGCTCGCGACGGCGGCGGGCTTCCTCGGCGTTCTGTTCGGCAGCGGCCCGCATGGCATCGATGGCCGCGTTGAGCTTTTCGCGAGCGGCATCGGCTCGGCCGGCGGTGATCGAACGGGCCGTCTGCTGGGCTTCGGTCAGTGTGTCCTTGCCGGTCGCAATGCCCAACTCCCGCTGGCGCTGCGCAATGCGCTTGCCGCGCTCGACCTCCTTCTGGAAGTCAATTCCGGTACCGGCCAGCGCCAGCTTGCCAAAGATGCCTCCCTCGGCCGCGTTCTTGAGCAAGAAATCGGTGATCGTGTTTTCGATCTTCTGCCACTGGTCGAGGATGAAGTTGGCGGCCACACCAAAGACCTCGACAATGCCCTGCGAGAAGTTGCTCCACGTTTCCAGCATGCCGGCGACGGCGTCGTTCCACGCCCCTTGAAAATCACCGCCGATGAACTTGCTGCCGATCGACCCCAGGAAATCACCCACGGCGCCGCCCACGGCATCGGACAGCGCGACGACGCCTTGCAGAGCCGCGATGCGCAGGCCGGCGAAGGCGATCTTGCCGGCCAGTTCGATCTGGCCGCCCAGGATCGCGTCGCGGATCGATTGCATCCACTTGAGCGTGGCCGTGGCGATGGGCTGGACCATCTCGACGAACTTCATCATGGCCGGCGCCAGGGTTTCACCGATGGCGATGGCGCCGAACTTGACCGTCTTCCAAAGGTTGGCGAGCTTGTCGCCCAGCTTCACCGCGTTGGCCGCCCCTTGGCCGCTCATCACAAAGCCCATCTCGCGGGCTTCGGCACGCAGCGCCTCCATGTCCTCGATCATAGGCAGCAGCTTCGTACCGCTTTTGCCGAAGAACTGCATTGCCAGGGCGGCCCGCTTCGTCGGGTCGGTCACCGCGCCGATCTTCTTGGCGATCGTGTCGAACTGTTGATCGGGCGACATGGCCTGCAACTGCGACAGCGTGAGCCCCAGGGCGGCCAGGGCATCAGTCGTTTCGATGGACGGCTTGCCGGCCTTGCCGATCTCGCGCTGCATCTTGCGGATGCCGTTTTCCAGATCCTGAATCGAACTGCCCGACTGGTCGGCCGCGTGCCGCAGCTCCGAAAGCGTCTCGACCGAGAGACCGGTTCGCTGACGCATCTTGTCGAGCTCGTCGCCCGTCTTCATGAACGAGCGCAGAGCCAGGCCCAGGCCAGCCGTGCCGCCAACGGTCGCCAGCAATCCCTTGAGGCTGAACAGTTGCCGTGTAAAACCGCCCAGGTGCCGCATCGCGCCTTTCAGCCCGGCCAGGAACAGGGGATTGCGCAGCGTCAGTTCGACGTACGCGCCTCCCGCCTTTATGTCGCTTCGTCCAGGCATTTTCAGATCGCGCGGCGGGGTCAGTAATCGCGGCCGGTTATAATGTCAGAGTGAGCAACACCAACGGCCGTCGTGCTAAACATGGGATTGTGGCGTCCTTCACTTTGTTGGGAGGAGTTCTGATTCCCTTCTTACTGGTGCCGTACGCGCAAGACCCAGAAGCAGGTCGACGCGGAATCAGGCTCCAGCAAATGGAAGTCGCAGGCGTGAAATGGACGCTCGGCGGCGCAATTGCTGGCCTAGTTGTCGGCCTTGTTGTCGATCTTGCGGCTAATGGACTGCCGAAAAGAGCCACATGGCGATTCGGCACGCGCACGCTGTTATTTGCCGTCATGGCCTCCGCCGTTCTCGCCTTTGGATTAGCGACCGCATGGCAGATTCTGAATTTGCCAGAGCCAAACTTTTAGGAATTTCGGTCTCGCCCCCGAAAATCGATTTCAGCTGTTGAGTCACATCGCTCCTGCTGCCGCCTGCAGGATTGCCGGGTTGTAAGGAATGACTTCGGTCGTGGGCTCGCCCGCGGACGTCGCACCCAGGAACCGCGCCTTGCCCTTGGCCATCATGTACAGCTCGCGCAGCGAGCGGCCATCGGGGTGGATGCCTACGATGCCGGCGAACTCGTAGCAGAGCTCGACCGGGTCAACAGGTTTTTCATTTCCTCGTCCAGTTGTGCTTCCAGCGCTGCCACGAACTCCCTGGCCAGTTTCGGATCGTTGATTCTGGCCAGCGCCCGCTCCATCCCCAGCTTGCGGACCTCCTCGTCCTTGGCCGTCAGCGCGCGCAGAATCACCCGGTTCTCCTCCGGGAAAAAATCGGCGATGGCCTCGTCCATCGCGATGGTGGCGCTTTTGATCGCGTCACCCACAATTAGGGCCCCAAATTGTGCATCCGTGACGCCTCTGCCGTGCGCCTCAGGCTGGCAGACAAGGTAGATCGTATTGACCAGCAGCACGACGTCGCGACGGCAGCGTGACCTCCAGCTTTCCTCTGGGTCGCCAATATCGACCCCGGTGCAGCCGGAGCCCATGAGGTGTTTGCAGTTCGCCACATCACACGTGCCGGCGCGCACCCGCAGGATCGTCGGCGCGTCGATCGTGATCGACCACTGTTGCTGCTGGTTATCGAGAAACGTTCGCATATCAGGATGAGGGAGTGGGCTTGAGCAGTCGGCGGCGGCGATCGTCGCGGCGATAGTTCTGGCGATCTTGGCGGTCGAAAGTATCCTCGGTCAGTTGGCAATAGAGACACCGGCCACGAACCATCTCCTTGTCAGCACGTGGACGGCCACACACAAGGCAGGCGTAGACTTTAATCATTTCGTCCCTCCTTACGGCGTTGAATCCTGCAGCCACAGCAGCTGAAGCGTGGCCACGTCGGTTGTCGATCCGTTCGAGGCGAACGCCTTGGTGATCGGGTTACCGGTGAAGGGATTGGCCGAGCCGCCGGCGATATCCCACACCTGCGGCCCGTTGGCCTCCAGGTCCACCTCGGCGATCTCGGCGCTACCCGAGTCCTGAAAGTCGACATGCGAGTCGGCCGCAATCGTGTTCGAGTTGTACTTCTGCTTGACCGCCAGCAAGACCAGGTTGTCGCCGTCGATATCGAGGTTGATCTGCGTCCGCAGACTCACGATGACCGCCGTGGGAGGCGTATCGGTCGGCAGCACGTCGCCAGATCCCAGGTCGATCGGGACTGTGGTTCCGATTACGGTGCCCACCGTGACGTCGTATTGCACGCCGCCGTCCCAATAGACGTCGACGTTCGCCCCGGTTTGAATGCCGTGGCCGGCGTCGCTCATGGTGATCGTGCCGGTGTTGTCGTCGGTCCGCGTGGGGAGCGTGCCGGCTTTGCCGACCGGCAGATCGATCTCGCGGATGCCGCCGGCGTCGGCCGAGCGAGGGATCGATTGCGCAATGTTGCCGCCCAGCCCGGAGACCGCGACGCTGTAGTTGAGTGTTGGCATTGGTTCGGAGACTCCTGGCTCAGACGTAGAACTGCGGCGCGCGGCCGTAGCTTCGGCTGGGTGTGAAGTTGAATTGCAGCGTCTGCTCGCCGTTCAAGGGCTTGCCACGCGAGACGGTTCCCGTGCAGTCGCCGTCATAGCCTTTGCCGGCCGCGAAATCCTTCATGCGGATCGCAACGCCGGCGCCGGCATACACGGCCGTAAGCAGGGCTTCGAGCGCCGTATCCGTCGTGTCCTTGATCATCGTGAAGTCGATCGTTCCATTGCGGATCGTGACGTCCTCGGTCTTGGGGGGTGGCACGGTGCCGTCGCCGCGGACGGTCGTATCCCCCTTTTCGACGTCGAAGTTGTAGTTGGCGTCCTTGACGTTTTCGAGCAGCGTGGTGGCCGTCGCGCCGGGTGTGGCGCTAAAGTAGACCTGCCCCTCAAAGCCCATCTTGATATTCGACATGGTTTACTCTCCGATCGAACCTCTCCACTGGCCCGCGAAGCGCGGCACGCCCCGCTCAAGCGCGGGGAACATGAACGGCCGCTCGGGGTACTGCTCGCCCTTGTACTGGCCACCAAACTCATGGGTGCCGCCGACCTGGCCGGCCATGCTGGCCATCGGGCCAATGACAGCCCCTTGCTTGTCGACGGCGAATCGCATGGCGCGCGGCAGGAGTCGACGCCGGGTGTGCGGCGGATCGCCCGGCGGCGAGGGTTCTGGCGAAACTTCGATCGAGGCGACGGCGTCCTTGCGGATCGACGCAGCGGCGTGGCTGAAGCTGCGAAACGCAGCCTTATCGGCGGCAGCCTTCACGCGCTCCGTCAGGTTCAGCAGTTTGAATTTCAGGCCAAACATCTCACACCACCTTGCGATCCACTCGAAAACTCACCCGCACGATCCCAGTGAACTGCCGCATATCGCGCAGGTGCGGCTTGTGCGGCGCCACGAGCTGCTTGGTGCCTTGCCAGGCGGCCGCGCCAAAATCCTGCATTCGGGCAAGCGTGAACAGTTCGTGAATCTCCTGCACCAACAGCATCAGGGCGTCGACCTCCTCGATCGCGATCCGGCCGGTGTCCTGATCCTGCCGGTCGGCACCGAACTTCTTGCGCACGGCAATATCGATAGGGCAGGTGTAGCGAAGCGTGCTCCGTGAGGAGGCTTCGATTTCCTGGGCAGTGGCCACCGGAACCACGTCGACATACAGCGTGTTTTCCTTGCATGTGTCGTCGGTCTCCAGCGGTTGCACCCAATCAGCCCAGCTCCGCACCGGCGTGATCTTCTGGCTCAACGTGGCGGCCGCGAGTTCCGTCACCACCGCCTTGGCCACGCTGACCTCGACGGCCTCGCTCATCCCTCCACCTTCTTGGTATGCACCTTCCAGCGATATCCGCCGGGCATGGTTTCGACCGCCGGCAGCTTACCCATCGGCACCAGCTCATACTCCAGGGTCGTGCCTGCCTCGGTGAGCCGCAGCCGATCGCCGGCTCGAGGTTCCGCCGTCTGACCGCTCAGCACGACCGCTGCTGTCGGGAATACGAAATCCCGCGACGTTCGTTTCGTGAGGAAACCCTCCTGGTCGCTGATCTCGTACTCGACCCGTTCCCAGGTGGCAGTGAACGGGGCGGTTTCGAGACTGCCGCGCATCAGCACCACCGAGACGCCAAAGCCCTGCTCGAGCTGCGCCGCTCCATAAACTTCCAGAAGCTCGTCGACTTGGGATGCCATCGTGTCAACGTCAACGGTATTGACGGTTTTCCGGGGCTTAGGTCATTACTGTTGACGCTATGCAGTCACTCCCTGCAGCAGGTGCCCGGCCTGCGGGTGCAGGATTTTGACCTGCCGCTTGTTCCGCGGGCGGATCACGCCGCCGCGCACCGGGTTCTCGCGATACTCCTCGATGATGAGCGAACCGAAGCCTGCGTCGCCCGAGCCCGGGAGCGGCTCGTCGTTCTTGGTCGAGAAGATCGTGCGGCCGATCTGCGGCATGGGGTTTTCCAGATCGCCATCCAGCCCGTCGTCGTGAATGACGCACAGCATGGCCTTGGTGTCGTCCCACACCCGCGACAGGCTCGGCGGCAGCCCCTTGTCGGCCGTGTTCTTGAACCCTCGGCCGACCATGATGCGCTCGACCTGCAACAGGTCTTTCAGGCCGCTGACGATCTGGCCGACCATCGATTCGTTCTGGCCCGTGCTCAGGGCAATCAGCAGTTCGCTGGCGTCGTATTTCAAAAGGCCTTCCAGGCGTGCCGTGCGAACCATCGCCCGAAAACTCTTCTTGGTCACCACCAGCGTATTGGCGTCCTCGCCGCAGCCGACGTTCACCTTCTCGTGCGCCGCGTCGACGTCACCGATCGGGTCCGCCGTTGCTACAGTCGTCCAGGCCGTGCCGAGCGTGGTGGTCAAGGCGGCTCCGGTCCAAGTGGTCGTGTTGAACACGGCGGCCGCGATGTCGAATTCCAGCCGCTGCAGCACGCGGTTGACGGCCCGGGTCGTGGCGATCTGCTCGGTGCGCAACAGGTCGCCGTACTTTTCGACGGTGGCATCGTCCACAACTTCCTCGACGCCGTGCTCCTCGACGGCGTAGCTGTCCTTGGTCCATTCCCAATCGTCCCGTTTGTAGGTCGACTTGGGGGCCCGCTTGGTGTCCTCGATCTTCGAGAGCAGCGAGGCGATGTCGATGCGGACGAACTCCGCACCCTCTTGCGAAACGGCGATCGGTGGCAGTACCTGCAGGCCGATGAACTTCTGCTGGTTCGCCAGCAGCGAGAATTCCTGGTAGGTGAGCGATAGATCGAACCGCGTGATGGCGGTGGAAGGCGAAGCCATGCCTCATTCTCCTATGCTTGGTTGTTGGTTTCTTAGGGGACGTCGACGGTGCGCAGGGCCTCGATGACCGACCCGTCTCCACTGGCGGCCTCCAGGGCGAGGCCGAAAAGCTCGGTGCCGGTCGCGGCAACCTTGCCGTTCGCTGCCCGATAAACGCCATCGCCGGTCGGGATCGCGCCTGCCGCCACAACGCGCACGGTTTGATTCGTGCCGTTCAGGCGGACTGTGCCGGTAGCGTCGGTGGCCAGCGCCCGCTGCTCCATCACCCCCAGCTCGTATCCGCTGGCCGCGCCAGCCAGTGCGAGAACGCCGCTGTTCAAGATGACCCGCAGGTACGGTCCCAGCTCAGTGCCGTCCTTGGGGAAGGTGCGAGTGCCAAAGTGTGCAAGTGCCGTCATGTGAGTCGTCCTTTCTGCGCCGCTTACTTGGCGGCCGCTTCGAGTTTTTCGGTGATCAGCCGGGCCTGCAGCCGGCCGGGATTGGTCGCCAGCAAGTAGGCCTGGTACAGCTCCGGGTTCTTCCGCGCTACGGCGCGCACGGCGTTATGCCGACGCTGGAGCGTTGGGCTGCGACCCGCAAGCGCCGCGACCGCCGCGTTGAAGTCTTCGATCGGGTCGCCCGACTCGATCAGTTCATCGCCGCCGCCGGCATGGCGCTCGGTGAGCGGAACGTGACCCAGCGAAGCGTTATTCTTCGCCGCAGCTTGCGCAAGTGCCTTCGAGTGCGCGTCTCGCTCCTCAGTGAGCTGCGACTCGACGTGCTTGGCATAGGCGACCGCAGCGGTCGGCAGATCGGCGCCGGCTTCCAGTTGCGACTCCCGCCACTCGGCCGTCGAGTTCGGGAACGCGGCCTTCAAGTCGGCCAGTGTTGCGGGTGTCTTGTCCATCGTAAAACCTCTCCCTTTGTGCGCTTGCGTGCCTGGCCCGGCTACGAGCCGGGCGTCGTTCACGAGTTGCGCGTACGTTTCGTCAAAAGTCTGGATACCATTGAGCAGGCCCATGCGCACGGCGTCGGCTGCCATGATCACACGGCCATCGGCAAGCGCGCGAATGGTCCCCACGTCCTTGCCCAGGCCCCGGGCGATCGTCTCCAGGTAGCCGTCGTTCAGGGCATTGACGATCCGCTGGGCCTCGGCGAGCTGCTCCTCGCTGATCGGGGTGCCAGGCTCGCCCATGCCCTTGAACTCGCCGGCCTTGATCACGTGGACCTTCACACCCAGCTTTTCGGCCAAGCCGCTCTGATCCAGCAGCACCGAGTACGTGCCCATCGCCCCGTACAGCGCCGTCGCGTTATTGGCAAATCGCCGGGTCGCCTGGCTTGCGACCGACACGCCCGCCGACGTGTTTTGATCCTCGGTGTACGAATAGATGGGTTTGGCCTCGGCGAACCGCGCCACTTCGTCCGCCAGATCGCGGTTCCCTTTGGCCGTGCCGCCCGGCGTGTCCATCACCAACATCGCGCCGATCACTTCGTGGTTCTTCCGTGCGGCCCGCAACTGCTGCCGCAACTGCACGGTGCTCGAACCTTCGCCCAACGACGAGACGTTCTTCATCATGGGCCCATTGACTTGCAGCAGCGCGATGCCCTCGGGGGTCACATTCAGCTCGACTTGCTTCTGCCGTCTGGCCGCCTCGGCAGGCGCCGCTGACGTAAAGTGCGCATGCAAGTTGATGCCGTTGAACCGATCGACCAGCGCCCGGAACGCCTGTTCCTCTACACACCACAGGCCGAAGTAGTCGGCCATCTGCGGCGCAACGAGCTCGAATCGCGGCTGCAGGATGAAATCACTCTCCACGATTGCCTCCCGCAGCGTCCGCCGTGGCCGCTGTTTCGCCGCTGGTGGTGTCGGCGGTGACTGCCAGTTGCACGCCGCTGGCCTCGTTGCCGTAGCGCAGTTCGCGCCACAGACGTGGCACTTCTTCCTGGGCCACGACCTCGGGGAACTCCTGGGCGATGGCCTGGGCCTCGCGGATCGCGGCGCGGATGAACTTCCCTCGGCCAGCAACGACCTCGGCAACGTGCTCATCCTCATCCACGCCCCGCGAGGCTAGAATCGACTTCAGGCTCTTCAGGTTCCGCCGCTCGGCCAGGTCCTCGGCCGCCGCGTCCTCCAGCGGCTTGACGTACGGCCAGCCCTTCGGCCGGAAGATGAACTCAAACGGGTTCGCCCCGCGCTGTACGGCACTGTAGAGAGCCGGGTCGAACTGCGGACTGCCCGGCGTGATTCGCTGCCGGGTCTTCCAACGGTAGACCGGTGCATAGAAACCGGTGATCTGATCCGAGATCAGTTGCTCCAGCCGCAGCTTAACCTGGTCGAACGTCATCCGCCCGCCGTGGAAGTTGACGAGCGAACCATCGAGCAACAGGAACATCAGCGGGATATCGAGATTCACGGCCAGCATCGTGAGCATCAGCGCCGCGTGCTCGAAGAATGCCGCGCTCGGCAGGTTGGCGTTCCAGCCTTGCAGTTTGTGCCCGGCCGGTGCCTTCAGCACCTGTGCCGGCTCGCCCATCTGCTCGATGATCGCGGTTTGCAGGTCGAGCCCCGGATGTTGGCCGCTATCGAGCACGGCGTATCGCGAGCCCGATTGCGGCAGCTTCGCGCCCCCGCCCAAGGGCAACTGCGGCGCCAGCGGCTGGTTGCTTTCCATCAGATACGAGATCAGCGCGCGTCGCAGGGCACTCTTAATGTGTGCGTAGTTCAGATCGTCAAAGCCGTTCATCGCCTCACGCGGGGCCGACAGGCGGCTAATGCCCCGGCGCTGCATGAAGCGGTGCGTGAAGCCGAGCCAGAAGGCGATCTTGTTGCCTTCGGCGTCGAACACCGGGAACCGCCGCGACTCGCCGCGCCGGGCCGACTGATGGGACATCAGGTGGCGCGGCGTGACCCAATAAGCCACCGTGCGGCCGTTGACCACTTCGGCCCCATGCACGATCCCGTTCGTGTCGGAGCCGGTCGAATAGCGCCCCCACGGATTGCGGATGTGATGCGACTCCCAGGTCTGCAGCGAGCCTTCCTCAAGCGGCAGGTGCAGGATGTCGCCGTCGACCACCTGCGAGAAGAACGACTGCCGGGCGATCTGCGGCAGCGTCCGCCGACCCTCGTAGTCGACCTGCCGAGGGTCGTCGCACCAGTCGTACCAAAAAGCCTTCTGGTCGGCGTCCACCGCCGGATCGCCGCTGGCGACGTCGAGGGTCATTTCGTCGAGCCGCATGTTGGCCAGCAGGCGATTGACCCCTTGCTCGCCGAGCGGGTGATTCCGAATTAAGGCCCGGGCGCGCTCGACCATCAGGAAGTAGTTGTGCTCGGTGCGGTAGTGATAGTCCGCATCCGTACCCAGAGGATCGATCCCCTTGGGCATCGGGTTCATGCGGTCGGCCGTTCCGGCGGCGTAGGTCGACGCGGCCTCGCGGTCCTGCCGCCGTTCACGATAGGCCCGGTCCAGCTCGACGATCCGGTCGAGAATGTCGAGTGGTCCTGCGCCAGCAGCATGCCCGTTCGCGTTGTGTGCCGGTGCGATCATCAGCACGAGTACCCTCGGAACGTCGAAAAGTCAGCGTGCACGACGTCAGGATTGGCCAGCCGCTGGGCCTCACTCGGTGTGTCGTTCGCCGCGATCCAGGCCAAAACCTGCTGCAACTGGTTCTCGATCGCCTGCATGGCGAATGCGATATTCTGCTCCCCGCGTCCCGTCGACTGCGGAAAGTCCAGCTTGCGGCGCAGCGCCGCCACGCGACGCTTTGCCTTGGAAACGTCGATCGCGACGTCGTAATCCGCCGTGTCGGCGAGTTCTGCTTCGATGCCGGAGAGCGTAGTGAGATCGGCCATACTTCAATCGTAATGGCCGCGCTGTGTTGGCAAAGTGCGGTACGGAAGGTAGGGTGGGTATTTGATACCTATCGATGTCGGGGCCGTTGCGCCAACCGTCTCATTTCATCTCAAAAGCGCCATGTACATAGTCGCACTCTTACTCCTCATCATTTCAGGGATTCTCGGCGCGATTCTCTGGCTCACGATGCAGAGATCAGAAAAGGCGAAAGCCGAAAGCACTCTACGCATCCGTGAACTCACAGAGAAGAATCGCGAACTCTCCCGTTACGAAGGGATTCTCGAAGTCGATCGTGAAGTAGAAGATCGACGACGCGACATCACACAGGCTCAGGAGAATGCGAGTACAGAGATCCAGCGACTTCGAGAGGAAGCAGAACTTGACGTTCAGCAGAGGAGGCGAGAAGCTGCCGATTTGGTTCGCGAAACGAAAGAGCTGCAAGCCAATACGCTGAGATCGGCTTCTCAGCAGGCGTCGCGCATCGTTGCAGAAGCGAACGTACGTGCGAACGAGGTTGCCGGCGATGCGATGATCGCACTCAGGGAGGCGAAGCAACTCGAGGCAACCGCCAAGGCGATGAAGAACATCATCAAAGGGTACGGTGATGAGTACCTCGTACCAAACCGAAGTCTCATCGACGACCTTGCTGAGGACTTCTCGCACAAGGAAGCGGGGCTTGAGCTTAAGACGGCAAGGGAGCATTCTCGACAGATGGTGAAGTCCGGTCTCGCCGCGGCCTGCGACTACGCGGAAGCACTTCGCAAAGAAACGGCTGTTCATTTCATCCTGGACGCCTTCAACGGCAAGGTCGATACGATTCTGTCGAGGGCAAAGCATGACAACTTTGGGAAGCTGGATCAGGAAGTCAGAGATGCTTTTAGTCTCGTAAACCACAACGGCGAAGCGTTCCGAAACGCCAGAATCCAACCTCAGTACCTCGAGGCGCGACGATCGGAACTGCGGTGGACGGTTGCCGCCAACGAACTTCGCAACCAGGAACAAGAGGAGCAGCGACAGATAAAAGAACAAATGCGCGAAGAAGAGCGCGCACGCAAAGAGTATGAAAAGGCCATCAAGGAAGCGGAAAAGGAAGAAAAGCTCCTCCAGCAGGCCATGGAGCAGGCGAAGCAGGATATCCAGAGCGCCAGCGAAGAGCAGCGAGCCGAGTATCAACGCCGACTGGAAGAACTGGAACAGAAACTGAAAGCGGCCGAGGAAAAGAATCAACGCGCGATTTCAATGGCCCAACAGACCAAGCAAGGGCACGTCTATATCATCTCCAACGTGGGGTCTTTTGGCGACGACGTCTTCAAGATCGGGCTGACGCGCCGGCTCGAACCAAGTGATCGAGTTCGCGAACTGGGCGACGCCAGTGTCCCATTCGAGTTTGACATCCATGCAATGATGTTCAGCGAAGACGCCCCCGCACTGGAGTCACGACTCCACAACTTGTTCAGGGACAATCAGGTTAATCTCGTCAACCCACGAAAGGAATTCTTTAGGACGAGGATTACTGACATCAAGAACGTCGTCGATGAAATGGGAATCAGTGTTAAATGGACGATGGTTGCGGAGGCTGTTGAATATCGAGAGACACTCGCCGTTCAAAAGTCCCAAGGCCGAGAGAGCGTAGTACGTGAGGTGGGTTCGCCAGTCGCGCAGGTTTCCGAACAGCCCATGCCGGCTTCCAGGGCCACAACCCCGACGGAAGTTCCTGCCGCAAGGCCGACCGAACCCGTCCCAGCGGGCGCGCACACCATGCCAATAAACCAAAGAGCACAGGAGCATGACGGCCGAGTTGAGAAGGCGTCCCCGCAGCAACCTGCCCCCGATCACGCCAACGAGAAGACTGTCCCGTGCCCGTCCTGCAAGGGGCCCCTGGTCATCTCCACCCTGCAGGCTGGAAATAACACCTGTCCGCACTGCAAGAAGAGCTTCAACGTGAGGCGCAAATAAACGCGTGGCAGCGTTAATGTTTGGGCTTCTGCTTAGTCGGACGACATGCTCGCTGCGACGCTTGCGAACACCTCCTCAAGCACATACTTTAACGCATCGCAATGACTAACTACTCGCCTTCCATTTGAAAGCCGAGCGAGCCGCTCGTCGAGGGCTGTCGCTACGCTGCGAAGTGCGTGTGACTGTTCAGGATTCAGATGAGTGTTGATGTGCAGCCCCCAGGTCGCCGGCGGCACTTCGGCGATCGGCAATTCGATCAGGACGGTGTTGGGCGTCGCGTTCTCATTCTTCAGTTTGGGCATATAAAAATCCTCACCAACGGTTCCGTTCGAACATGTCAACCGATGACGTGGCGCGCTGCTCGGGCCCGGTCGGTTGCACGGCGGGCATGGTCGGCAGCGCGGGTGTTTCCAGAACGCCGATGCCGCGCATAGAGCGGGCGACGATGGCTTGGTAGGTGGCGTCGAAGTAGTGGTTGGGCTTAGGGGACTTCCACCAGCCGGTGCGGTTACCTTTGAAGCCGGGGACGAAACGGGTTTCCCAGGTCTCGGCTAGGATGTGCTTGGCGAAGGACAGATGGGCCGTGCGGTTTGGACGGCCGTCGATGCTGGGCGGATTGAAGACGCGGAGCGCACCGGGCAAGAGCGCCCCGTCGTCGGACTGGCCAGCAAGAAAGCCTTCGTGGACTTTGAGCTTCCAGTGGTCGGAGTTCATAACCGCGATCGGCACGCCGCCTGGAAAGCTGACGTGCCAGTTGTCGCCGATGATCACGCGAGCGGAGTCTTGTGGCCGGCGATAGGGCGACTCGCCCTTCGATGGCATGAAGGCGCCATAGCCGACCTGGGAGCAGAATACCTGGACGGGCTGCGTGTTCCAGCTTTCGTGCTTCCAGCCGGTATCGATCAACGAGAGATCGGCAAAGTGTTCGTCGCCGCTGGCCGAGACGAACGGCGAGTGCTGCTGAGCCTCGTGCCAGGCGAATAACCCCTCGAGGATCAGCACCTCGCAATCCGACGCCGGTCGGTTCCCGGTCAGGAACTCGAAGAAGTCGTAATAGAGGATGCATCCCGCCGCGTGCTCGTCCCAGGCGATCACGACGTAATGCAGTCCCAGCTTTTGGACGTCCGCCCCAACCGTGATGCAGACCGTACCGTCCGGCACGATCCGCCGGTCGAGCCCGCTGAGGCAGTTGTTTTGGATGTGGTATGCCGTCAGGACGAGCAGCAACGCCGCGTTCTCGTCCTCGGCCGGATCGTTGTCCAGTTCGGCCGCGACTGCCTCGGGACCCAAGCGCGCGACTTCGTTGTAGTAGTGCTGGAGCGCGGACGCCTCCACCTGCGTACCATCGGGCAGCAACGTGCCGTCGAAGCGATTCTCGTTGGCCAGAATGGCGCCGGCATCCATGACCTCGCGGTGGTCGAGGTAAAACTGATGCGACTGGCGGCAATGCTCATCACGGCTGCGCCCAGCGGAAAACTCTCTAAACTCCTTCTCTCGCAGCAGGACGTATTCGTCCCACAGGTCCTTGCGATCCGGCGGCTTGATCAGGTAGCGGAACCGCTTGCCCTTCCAGGTCGGCTTCTGCTCGGGATCGGTGTACTTGAACGACACGCACGTGCGGTTCTGCAGCGTCGTGAGCATCACGCGGGCGACGGTCTTCTGCTGACTGCCCAGCCCGCCCAGGGCGCGGTCGATCCGATCTTCCAGCTTCTTGGCCTGCTCGGCACTGCGGACGGTGTCCTCGGTCTCGGGGTCGTCGATGCCAACGAGCTGCGGCCGCCGGCCCTTGCGCTTCAGCCCGCGAATGGCTGAATCGAGCCCTCGCGTGGCGATGATCGCCTGCGCCGACGGCGAGCCGGGCACTTTCGGAAACACGATCTCCTGTCCGCACCACGTGAACTTGCTCGAGGCCATCTGGTATGGCTCGCCGTTGTCGTGCCGCTCGCCCGTCACCAGTTGATAGCCGGCTCGGTTGGGCGTGTTTTCCAGCGCCCGCACCGGCACGCAGACCTCGGGATAGTCCACCAGCAAGAGCGGGTTGTCCTCGATGCCCGACTTGATCGTATCGAGCGAATCGGCCGCCAGCGTGCCAGTCGCCGCGCACAGCACGGAAAAGGACAGCACGCCCTGCAGCGTGTACTTGAGCAACAGGCGTTCGAAGATCGTGGTCTTCCCTTCGCCGCGGCTAGCCGCGATCGCCTGGTCACCGCCGAACAGGATGGCGTGTCGGATGGCGCTGATCATTTCTCGTTGCTGCGTGGTGAATTCATACCAGAACGGATCTTTGAGTTCGCAGCCGTTGCCGAAGTAGTGCATGAGCCAAGCAATGTCGTCGGCTTCGAGTCGCTCGCGTCTGGCCCGATCGGCGCAAGGCGGGATGATGACTTCTTTCGACGCGGCCCGTTGGGCCCGCTTGCGTTCGACGTCGCGCTCGCGTTCCGAACTGCGGCCGGTGAGCTTGTCGAGCGCGGCCAGCTGCTTGCGGATCGAGTCGGCCTTGGCTTTGGCCTGGGCTTGAATTTCGCGAACTTTGGACACACGCGATGGCCTCCGTTAGTTCCGCTTGGTGGCCAGCCGTGGCGCGCCACGTTGCCCCACGTCGCGGCCGTGCGCGCCATCTGGCCACAAAGGCCAACCCGGCCACTCGTGGCCACGTGGGCCGCACGTGTGGGCCGAATCGGGACATGTCCGAATTCGCGCGAAGTCAAGCGAAACCGCGCCTGTTTCCGCCTGAAAAGAATCTGCCAAATTCTGGTGTGAACTGGCCCGGCAGCGCTTGATGTTCTTCCGAACGCATGGCTCCTGTTGTGACTGTCCGAACGGGGCACTCCAACACGAATGACGAGGAGCCGAACGATGCACGCGAACAACGACGAAGGAATGAGCGGGGCTGTCGACCAAGAGGCCTTCGAGAAGGTGATCCGCGACAACCTGTCGCCCGAGGGCGTCGCTACGATCATCGCCTTTCTTCAGCCGGCCGCGTTCTACAAACCGGCCAACGAAGAAGCGCTCAAGGGACTGCGGCAGGCCGAATGGCTGGCCGACACGCTCACCGACATGTTGGGCGTCGACGAGGTCAACCGCCTCATGGAAGAGCTGGGTCTGTAAGCCGAAACGCCCTGCGGGGCGTCGTTCGCGGGTGGTTCCGCGAGCCTGATGATGGCAGCCAACCCATCGCACACGTTTTCGAGGAGACGAATCATGGCTACGAAGAAAGCCCCCAAGAAGCCCGCCGCCAAAGC